GGAATACAGGGTCGCTTCACAGATCGTTGTGTTGAACTGGATTCCCTTCACCTTGATTTCGCCCAGGACGGCCGCCGGGGAATATCCGTCTTCGACGATCCGGCGTTCAATGTATTCGGCCAGTCGATAGTCCTTCCCGATCTTCAAGTCTGGCCCCTTCGCGGCCAGGTGTTCCCGGTATGCGGCTTCGGCTATGTCTGGGCTATACCGTTCTTCTTCGGTCCAGTCTGAATTTCTGTGGGTATAGCGCCCCCGCTTCAATTCGTTGTATATGGTGTTCCTGTGAACGCCGATTTCGTCGGCGATTTCCTGGACAGACTTTCCGCACTTCAAGAAGGCTTCGATCCGAAGGCGGTCATTCCAGGATAGATGTCTGAATCTGCGTCGCTTTGCCATGTGTATTTCCCCCTTATAACAAGAAAAAGGCCCCGCCCTCGCTGTTATGGCAAGGGTGGGGCCTTCGTGTGTATGTTCAAATAAGTTCGCGCGGGTGGACGCCCAGGGCGTCGGCGATCCGTAGGGCAACGGTCAGGGAAGCGCCTTCGATTTTTCGTTCCCCGCTTTCGTACCTCTGGATCGCGCGGATATTGACGCCGGTTTTTTCCGCCAGGGCGGCCTGTGTCAGCCCCCGTTCACAGCGCAAGCGCGCGACTTTCGTTTCGCTTTTGGTGCTTCCGGATTTCATGTCGATCCCGCCTTCCTTTTTGTTCTGCCTACATATTACGACATTCTGGACGTAATGTCAACAGGAAAAATCCCACGGTTCTTCCGTGGGATCATTCTTCTTCCAGGTCCAGAAGGTCTTCAATGGGGATTTGAAGAACGGAAGCGAAGGCGCGAAGTTCGTAGTCCATGACCAGGCGTGCGCCTGATTCGATGTTGCTGATCGCGTCCTGGGCTATGTTTACGCCCTTTGTCTGCATTTTAGCGGCCAGGGTTTCCTGTGAAATGCGCTTCGCCAGACGTGCCATTCTGACGCGCTCCCCGCAGATATTACGCCGCCCATAGTAGCCCAAATTCTTCATGTGGTCCTCCCTGGGTATGGTCATGTTCAATATTCTATTTGAAGTTACCATAAATTATGGTATTATATTATTGGCATGAACCATAATTCCAAAAAGGGAGGATTGAAAAATGGGCTGGAAAATTGGCGGTGTTCTGACTTTGGTTCTGGCTGGCGTGGCCGCGCTTGTGTCCGCCACGACGCCGGCGGAGTACAAAACAGGGATTGAATGGGGGATCGCGGCGATCTTCCTTGTCCTGGCGGTTTTGTGCTTCTGGCGTGGTTCGAAGGCAAGCGCAAGGAAGAAGGCAGAACAGGAAGACAGGAATGAAACGTATATGTCCGACCAGGACCTTCAACAGATACAGGTGGGGGAACTCCCTGTTCTGTCTTCGGTCCCTGTGATCCTGGACGACGGCGAACAGGCTCACTTCTTCGCGCCGGCGCGGCGTTATATCACGAAGAAGAAGGCCGTCGGCCGGACCGGTAGCGGCGGCGGGATCAGCGTTCGCGTTGCGAAGGGCGTGTCTGTCCGTTCCGGCGGCGGGGCCAGTCAGACGGTCTATGATGACGTCACAGACGCCTTCGCCGGCCGTGTGGTCCTGACGAACAGACGGATCGTGTTCCTGGCGGAACAGAACGGCTTCGAATGTAAACTGTCGGCGATCTCCGCGATCGCGCCGGAAGGCGGGCGACTTCTGATCCAGGCTGGGTCGAAGTCTTATGGTCTGGCCGTAGCGCAACAGGGCCACTTCGCGAAGGTTCTTGAAATGGTCGCCAGAAAATAAAAAAGGCGGACGGGTGCTTCCCGTCCGCCTTTCTCATTTCATGCGCTTGTTGATTTCCCTGGTGATCTTTCGGCTGACTCTGGCTTGCTGGTTGTTCTTTGTCCGCTTCACGGCTCGTTCCATAGTGAAATGACCGCGCACATATCCGCCCTTCGGGCCGACGAACATTCCGCCTTCCGGGTCGTCCCGGTTATAGACGAACGTGTGGCCTTCCCAGTGACCAGGGACGAAGTGACTCCGGAATCCGTGTTCCAGGTGGCTGGCATAGTCCAGGGGGTTGTAAAAACGGACGATGAACCGGCGGCCGGCGCGCTTTGCGGTCTGGTCGCTTTTCCAGTTCCGACGGTAGTCGCCAGTGTTGACGATGTCCGGAACGTCGGTTGTGCAGATTTTCCTTGCTTCTCCGACGGCGTACACGCCTTCGCCGACAGCGATCTTTGACATGATTTCCGGAACTTCATCGGTCAGGGTTTGAAGGCCGCCGATAAACT